AGACTTAACACCAGGGTATACATAAAATCTTCTAGGGTCATCCGCATCATAAACATAATGTTTAATAACAGAACCATGGGCTGCATCCCCTGTAACAGTAGGATCATGCCAGTTTGGTTCTATAGAATTTAAAACTTCACCATCAACAAGTCTAATACTTCTTTTGCCTGTCGCACTGCCACCAGTAGCACTCATATTACGTACTACTTTTATTAAAGACAAAGCTACGTCTGGTATAGATTGTTCTGTACCAGTAACTAATTGTACGTTTGAATGATCAGCTGCGGCTTCGGGCCTAAAGTTAACTACTTCTCTTTGTGCATCATTTATAGAACGAAGCAATTCAGCTTCAGTCCATCGAACGCCAGTTGTATCCTGCAGGGTGTCCTGAATTCTAGATATTAAATTAGCGCCCGTTAGTGTTCCCATTATTTCTTAGCAGTTTTCTTTACCGTTTTTTTAGCAGCCGGTTTTTTCTTAGCGGGTGCTTTACTATCTACATAGGCTTCGTTTATATCAGGTGTAGAGGGATCGTCAGGAATATAATGTCCTTTTTCATCTCTAGCCCTAATAGGTTCACTTGGCTTTTTGTCTTTAATTGAATGAGGTTTGTGTTCTGTACACCCTTCTTGTAAACATAATAAACCCATGTCCTGTCCAACTTCTTTTGGTACGCCAGCTTCCAGTCTGATTGATGCGCCCCAGGTGGTCGAAATATACCTGTCAATATCTGATATTACTATCATAATTTACTCCTTAAAAAAGGGGTGGCTCAAAAAGAACCACCCACAAAAACATACTTAGTATGCAACATCCAATCTAATGACACCAAAGTCTTCAACTGCGCCATTATAGTCGCTGTTGTACTTAGGCTTCTTAAGACCGAAGATCTTACCAATAGAGATACCGTTTTGGTTTCCGTAGTCGAAGGTGTCTTCAACAATTTCAGGAAGTCCGATATCAGCCATAGCAAGGGCTTGTGCTCCACAGAATAAACAAGCAGAACCGTTGATGTTAGCATCAGCTCCCCACTTATATCCAGCAGAACCGGCGTTTGAAGATGTTCCAGTAGTTGCGTTAGCAGTGTTAAACACGTGTCTAAACTCATGAACCATTACTCCATCAACCATTAAGCTTGAAGAACCAGAGAACAAACTCGATTGAGGTCCTCTTATTCCAGCATTTCTGACGTTAGCCAAGAAATCTGAATCAAGTTTAAGGTCAGCCATTACCTGAGGTGATACAAATAAATGATATACCTCTTCTCCACCTGCGCTTCTTACTCCACGGATGTAGTTGTCTTTAGCATAAGCTTTAAGAGCAACAATACACTCGTAAGTGATGGTGTCAGCAGCTGCAACAGCTGTTACATCACCAGCAACAAGTTTACTTGTAGCATCCCATCTTCTATGTCTGTTAGAAGTTGGTGCAGTTACATCACTACCAAAAGCAAGATCACCAAGATTTTGTCCTGAGTTCATTACAGGTCTTAATGCTCCACTATTTTTTAGTGTGTAGTTAATACCAGAAAGCGATAAAAACGCTAATTGGTCAATACGATCAGCCATTGCATATGCAAGTGCATCTCGTGAGTGCTCACGGAAATTAACAACTGATTTTTGATCAGCTAATCTACCCGAAAGTCTATTAGCAAATCTTAATTGATCAAGTTGTACAACGATGTCGTAGGCTCTTAAAGTCTCTTCATTTCCTTCGAGGGTGTTGTCTCCAACAATACCGTCACCAGTCATGTCGGCAAGAAGTGTTATAACAGCTCTTGCGCCTTTTTCTGATTGGGTAAGTTCAGATATTCTCTGAACCATAGCGTTAGGTCCGCTACCCGCGAATTGGTTAATGAAGGACATGTTCCTAGCAACACGCCAAAAATCACGCGACCAGATAGTAAGCTGTTCACTGGTCAGTGATGAAAAGTTTGTGTTAGCCATGATGGCATCCTCCAAATTTAAGATTAAAGTTAAACTAACCAGTCGCTTTTCTGGGCCGACTACTTACCCGTGTACCCTTTATCGTTGGGAAACGTTTTCGTGTTTTTACGGACACGACTCCAGCCAGATTTACGCCGTGGCAGGCGAAAACGTTGTTTTAGCAGAACGACCTGCGTCAAATATCGTTTTGACGGACGAATTACTTATATGTTATACCAACTACATACCAAAGTCACCACGCATTCTTCGCAAAGTTTCCTCTGGAAGTGCGCTAAACTCATCGTCAGATAACATATTTAAATCTATTTTTTTATCACCTTTAGCAGATTCTCCTTTCATAGAAGGTGGTTGCGAATCAGCAGCTTTTAGTTTTTTATTAATATTGGCTACTTTTTTCTTCTGTACAACTTGTTCATTTGCCTTTGGGGCCTCTGCTACTTCTGTTGGATTTAACAATTCTGGTCTTTTTGCTGCTAAAGTGTACTCAGCTGCTTTAGTTAATGAATCAGCCGGTGTATAACCCTGAGACATAAATGCATTTCGCAATTCGACCACTTCATTTTGTAAATCAACATCAAAATCGGCACTATTTTCGTTTAAAACAGGAAAAGTAGCTTCTATTTCAGCTGCTTTTGTCTGTAATTCAGTCATTTCTTGACTTTTTTGCACTGTTTGGCCTATTTTTGCTTGAACTTCAAACATAAACTGCTCTTTTTCAGCATTTCTGATCTCATTTCTAAGATCTACAGCCTTTTCTGCTTCACCATCAAGTACTAATTGCTGGTATTCAGCTTCTTTTGACCCAAAATCATACTCAGGCGCGTTTTCTAGTACTTGTTCTTGTGCTGCTTTAGCCTCATCTAATTGTTTTTGTAGTGCTTTTTGTTTTGCAAGCACTTCATCTAACCTAGATTTAGGCACCATAGGGGCTTTTGGTTGTTCTACTTCTTGGGCAACGTTTTCATCGCTTCCCTCAGCTGGCTGAATATCTGATGATGCATCTGCTTCGCTGTTTTCATCCACTCCCTCTTCGCTAATAGCTTCTGGCTCTGCAGGTGCTTCTTCTTCCTCTGCTGTTTCAGGTTCTTCTTCAACAACTTCTTCTTCTGCAGGTGCGTCAGTTTCTTCCTTGACTTCTTCATTATCAGATTCCTCTTCTGTGGTCTCAAAATTTAAATCAACTTCAAAAGATTTTGTATCTTCTTCAGTTATTGGATCTGCCCCCGGCACATTATCCATAACAATTTCGTTGGTTTCTTGGGTCTCTTCTTTTTTAGCCATCTCTTCTACCTCCTTGGTTTGGTTTCATGGCCGCAGTAGCAATTTTTGCCGCTGCAGTAGTTTCACTTTGTTCTTTTCTTACTTCATTGGTCATACCAGATAACCTTTCTCGTAAGTCAAGTTCTTCTCTCTTCATCTGAAGTTTGCTTTGTAGCTCTGCCACTTTTACTTGTGGTTCGCTAGCTTCACCTTGAGCTTTAGCCATATTTAACTGTGTAGTAGACTGTAAGTTTTGTACCTCAGCCTCAAGTTTGGCAATCTCAAGTTGTGTTTGTGTAATCGCGGCTTCAGCCTGGAACTGTTGTAATGCAGCTTCCGCTTCAGTAGGTGGAGCCATTCCTTGCATTTGTCTAATACGCTCTGCAATTTCTGCTTTCTTAGATAGGTGAGAGTATTCGATAATCAAGTCGTCTGGGATTGGCACGCCAGCTTTCCTAAGCTCAATGGCTTGTGCGAATTGTGTTTCTTCAAAGTTATCTCTAGAAGGTGCTGTCCCAATAATAACTTCGTATTCACCTAAAGTAAGATCATTAATAATATTACCTTCGGGTGTCATTTGATTTATTTTAACTGGGACCTTTGGTTTACGAGGGTCATTCTCATCTGTGATTTGTACAACCCTTTCTTCCGTGTAGTATTTTTGTACTAAGTTTAGAATTTTTTCTGCTAAATATTGTCGTGTTTTCCTTAAGTTATCTAAAGGAACCTGAATCATTAAAACACCGCGGTTCTGTTTTGCTTGGATTGCAATACCAGAAACCTCAGGGCTATCAGTCCCCAACATGGCATCAGAAATACCACTAATTGTTTTTATATTAATAGCCGCTTTTTGGCTTATACGATCCAGGCCGGTGGGAATCTGGTTTGGGGGGATCTTACTTGGGGGAGTAGAGCCTCGATTAAACTCGAGGACTAAACCAGTTTCCGCACCGTGTTCTTCTAAATCATCTGCTGTCATTCCTGTAAGAGAACCTGACTCAACTACCCAACCACTGTTCGCAGTTGTATTTACAATGTGTAGTTCTTGAGATGAAATTTTGTTTAGTTGTTCTTGGGGTGAAATTAAGTTTCTTACCATGCCAAAAGGTTTACCTCTTCTCCAATATGGAAAATAAGGAACCAAAGTAAAATGATCATAAGGAGACCAGTCATCAAATAAAACGACTGTGTCTGCTGTTACAGTCCACTTAACTTTCTTAATGGTCTTAGTAATAATATAAAGACCCATATCATCAGCAAATTTTTTCCGTTTGCGTTCGCCCCAATTATAGGGGACTTCTCTTTGATCTCCGCTAACAGGATCAACATAAAACATACATTCTTTTAATTTATAATGTTGTCTTTCTATAACACGAATTGATCTTACTGCTTTTGCTTCTTCTGGGTTATTTGGATAGTCACTTGAGTATTCGCCACTATATGTATCACCATATCTTTCTTCTTCATACTCAATTGAATCTGCACCCAAGGTAGATCCAACTTCTGCAATAACTCTTAGCTTATCTGATTTTTCTTGGCCATAGATTTCTTCTATGTCATCTATGCTCATCCATTTTGTTTCAAAAATTTCGTTCCAAGTTCTAGGATCATATTCTTTTGCATCTGGATCAATAATAATATCGAGCGGGTCTTTGGGTGTAATTCTTACTTCCCCTTGTATGTGATCAGAAAAATCTACCCTTACATCAAACCACCCTCTGTCTTGAATTAAACCATCAGAAAAAATTTGTGATTCTATCCAATCAAGTTTGTTGTTATCAGAAATCTGCATGAAAAGTTTTGTTAGCAAGTCAGCAGTTTCTTGCATACCAGATCCCCGCGGTTTGAATTGTACATCCGCACGTCTAGTACTTTGTTCACCAATAACAGTATTAATAGTAGGTAAAATTGTGTTGATTGTTAACGCGGGTCGACCCTGGTCGTCGAGCGCTGCCATGTCAGCTTCGTCCCATTGTTCTCCGCGATAAAAAGCGTCGCATTGTTTTGCCATTTCAATATAGTCATCATGACCATTATCTCTAGCTCGGGTATATGCTTCCCATTGACGACGAGCAAGATTTAATTCTTCCGCCGCATCCAGTTTCTTTTTAGTTTTTTTGTACTCTGCCATTAAGCGCTCATCGATGATTTATGTTTATCGCCTTTAGTTAAATGTCTTAACTTATCTCTCCAAGATGGAACATGCTCCGGTCGTTCATAGAAAGTAGCAAATTCTGTCATCATTAAACCTATCCATGCCAATGCATCGACTTGGTCATCATGGGCTCCATTTGGAAAACGTAAAAGTTCTGCAACCATGGTTCCAGTCCAAACAGCGTCCTTTGGAAAGTATACCATACCTTGTTGCATTCTACCTTGGATTGCACGTGCTCTTGCTTCTTTGTCTCTACGACCTACTTTTAGGTCTTTAAAGTACGCTTCGCTTAATCCCCGTTCTCTAGTACGCTTCTGCAAAAAGGGCCCTAGGGCCATTTCAATATGCCCTCGTTCTATGCCCACTATACCTGGGCGCCAAGTTTCATACAAGTCTAAGATTTGCTCGACTAATTCAAAGCCATCATATTTTCCGCGAACGACATCAACAACAAATAAATTATCATATTCATCGACCCCGACAACAATACCAACTGAATAATCGTTCCGGTCACGCTGCCCGATCGCAAGGTCCCACGCGCAATAGTAATTAAGTTGTGCATATTCAATATCTTCATCTTCGTAATAACGGATCATGTCTCGGCTAAAGTAATCGCCTTCGTCGGATACTGGATTCTGTTGATACAGAGCAGACCAATCTCGGGGGCCGATGGCTTTCCTTATCTGCTCGAGCGCATCTACATTATATCTTTCTGGATGTAAACTTTCACCATATTTTCTAAAAGTTTCATCAACTTCTGCAATCGCTGGATATTTAATTACTTCCCATTGGTCAGCACCTTCTTCTGCTTGTTTTAATAATCGACCTGCTAAATCATCGTCATGCCATCTTGTCAAAATTACAAGTATGCCGCCTCCGGGTGATAAACGTGTATAAGCAGTTGATGTATACCAATCCCAGGTCGCTTCGCGGTTGTTATCGGATTCTGCATCTTCACGGTTTTTTACTGGATCATCAATTACCATTACGTGTGCACCTTTACCAGTAATACCTCCGCCAACACCCGCCGCAACATAACCACCACCTTGAGTCGTTTGCCACGATTCAATTGACTGAGAATCTTTATCTAGCCTAGATTTTTCGAACACATTTTTATATACTGGTTCTCTAAGTAGTTGACGAACTTTTCTTGAAAAATTCATTGCAAGAGAACCTGAATACGAGCAACTTATAAACTCGTGATTAGGGTGTCGACCCAAATGCCAAGCAGGGAATGCAACACTGGCTAAAGTAGATTTACCATGTCGCGGTGGCATAAAGAGCATCAATCTAGGTGATTCTTTATTTGCTACTTGCTCACTAAATCTCTCTAATCTTTGACAGATATCTTTGTGTACCCAGCCGGCTAAATAATCTGGATTAAAACGTTCAACAAATGGGAGTAACCTTTTACGTGCTAAGATTCTTTTTGCTAGTTCTTGTTCCGCTTTTACTTGTGCGGATAAGTCTTCTTGTTTCGTTTGAACCGGTTCAGACTTCGACTGGGGCTCGGGAACTTTTTCAGCCTCGTCCGCCCTACAGTAAACACATATATCATCTAACAATATAAGGGTTTCATGGTACAACCCTTTACATCTTTGGCATTCAGTCTTTTGTGTCATTAGCTG